GTGATCAATGACCGGAGGGCCGTTCGCGATCACGAAGCGATCATAGCAGCTTGCTTCAGGAAGTAGTTATCCGCATCCAAGCGGATGGCCCACTCGTCTGAGCCCTGCCACTCGCCGTCTGCAGCATACCACTCGAAATTCCGCTGGCAGATCCCCTCGCCTGGAACGAAGGCCCCCAGTAGGGCATTCAGGCGTGACTTCGTGGTGCTAGTGCGCCAGCCGCAGTCATCCAAGCGCATCCGCATGGTGTCGGGCTCGACCACGCCGATCAGGTAGCCGTGCAACCTGATCTCAATCTCGCGGTAGTAGCCGGGCGTGTGGGCCGGGCCGTGATGTTCGACACAAACCTCAGTGTTGCCGAGCTTCAGGAGTCGCCCGGTCCTGCAGGAATCGTTGAGAGCATCGCGGATGGCTTGGATCATCCGAGCTTCAGTCTTACGCATGGGAGTTCCCTGTTAACGATGGTGAGCGTGATCAATGACCGGAGGGCCGTTCGCGATCACGAGGCTGATACCTCCTGAAGATAGCACACCCCGTCGAACACTTCTGACCAGGCGCCGTTTAGGGCGTCTATGGCCGCCAGCGTCCTGGCCGCGTCGGGCTGAGTGATCCTGCCGCTGGCCTCGTTGATCAGGCGGCATGCCTCCAGCATTCCGAGACGGAAGGCGGCTGCGGGGTCCTGCAGGCTTGCCGCTTCCTCCTGCCGGATCTCCAGCTCGATTGCCATTTCTTTGACTGAAGCCATTGGGATTCTCCCTGTGGTTGGATTGACTGTAGCACACGGTGAGCGTGATCAATGACCGGAGGGCCGTTCGCGATCACTAGCGATGCTTAACCACCTTGCAGCCCATGAGATCGCAGGAGTACAGGGTTGCGCTCGTGCTGCTGCTGCTGGGAATCCTCATGCCGCCGAACGGCACAAGGATAGCGAAACCAGCGACGGTGCCGAGAACGATTGCTGCGATGGGTTGGAACATTGGATTTGATCCTTTCGGTTTGATTGTAAGGCGTCCGCGTTCGGCTGTCAAGTCGGCGGCAGTGGAAGCGGTGAGCGTGATCAATGACCGGAGGGCCGTTCGCGATCACTGTGCTTGATAAACATAGCTCGGTACGATCGATTGCGAATGTATTGTGAGCTTGGTGTGCGCCAGGGATTTGGTCAGGGATTCGGCCAGACATCCGACCACCACTACCCCCCCCACCCCCGATTTAGGAAAACTGGTCTTCAGTCAACCCCCCCACAAAATTTTTCAAAAAAACCGGTACGCTATGCTAGCGACCCAACTCAGATGAACAAGCATCCAGAGAATGAGGCAATTATAAACGATTTAATCGACGAGATGAATGCGATAAATTTAGTGGATGTATGGTGTAATGGTTGTCAGATGTATCGTCAAGTAAACAAGGTATATGCACCGTATATAACGACATTGGACTCATGCAGGTTTTGTCGTGTACCCGAGATACCAGAAGTTACGGAATACTGATCAATAGATAGTTACTTTCAGCATCGGATGGCATCACCATTATTACCATATTATAATGGATTGATGTTGACGGATTGGCTTGGCGTCCCTGGCGTTTACGATGGACGGATTGCCATGGGTGAATCCCTTAGGTATGTGATACAAGTATTTTGCAAGCGTGAGGGAAGGCCAAGTGAATTACCAGATGCGGACCTGAGAGGCCAGCAGATCCCAGGTGCCAGTGGTTTCAGCAATCAGTACAGTGGATATGCGTTACGTGTAGCTGATGTCAGCAGCGACAGCACATACGAACTGGATGGATCGCGGACGATACAACAAAACAGCAGCGGTTTAACATTTCAGGACATATCGGGACATTATGACTATTTGGGCAATGGTCTCAGGGGTCAAATTCAACTGGGTTTGGATGCCCCCAGGGCTTATCAAATCACAAACATGGGAGGAGTATATAATGGTTCAGGTATTGACGAGTTGATCTATTCGGAGGTCCAGGGTGTACCAATCAGGATGACAATTGGCCAGGTAACGACATGACGAAGGTCAGGATCAGATCTGGGATGAACCTGGCATCGGAGTTTGGGGATAAGTTATCGAATGAAATCAGCAAACAGTTACGGGATCAAAAGATCGATATAAAATTTGACCTGGCCATTGGTTTCAGATTAACCTATAAGGTGAATAAAGACAGTATTACCAAGATCATATCAGAAATCAACGCAAGGGCAATGGATATTGTTGCTGGCGATATAGCGGACGCATTGAATGCTGCCATGAGCAGTGGGATATGGTCGGGTCAGGATCCTGATATTGTTGACAGTGGGGCATTGCTAAGGTCATTGAGGGTGACCAGGGAGGGCAGCGACATACGCATCAGTTATTCGGAGCCGTATGCGGCATTGATACATTATGGTGGATATGTAACACCGTACGGCAACAAGTCAGCGGAGCGTGTGTATATACCGGGGAAACCATGGGCAGAATCATTACTGTTTGGCGGCGGACCAATCGCGCAATATGACTATTCGGCTGCATATAAAAAAGCACTAGCGAGCATAAATTAACGAGCATCTGTGGGTAAATGGGTATACTGTACAGTACCACCAGGCAGGATATCCAAAGTGCTGTCTGACATCAGATCAAAGGTTTGGATATGAGCAAGTTACCTTTTGTTGTTGAGCCACGGTTGGCACCACGCATCGAACGTATTGGCTCCGAGGATTCTGGTATCATCGAGATTGAGCGCAGGGGATATTTAACGAGTGGTGAAAAGAATTTTGTACAACAAATTGCGCAACAAGATACGGGCACGATGCGTTTGATTGAGCTTGCTCGATTGATTTCCAGGGAATACGACTTGGATTTGGAGTTGGCGTATGATTTATTGATAGCATCAATCACGAATCAGGTGCGAGAAGGTGTACGGGAAACGGAAATCATTGGTAACATTACGAAAGATTACAGCACCCAGGTACAGGATGTAATCAAAGAGATTGCAATTTCAAAATCAAGGGAAGAATTGGTGATGGCGGCGTGTCTGATCACGCATCGTGTCAACCGTGATTTTGAAACAGCAGACATCATGGAGGTGCATCCTGATATTATCAGCGCACTGGCGGAATTATACCGTGAAGAAGAAATGAAATCAATTACACGGTTACTGGGTAATTCCGAGGATGCTGCTGACAAGAAAGCTGATGAGGCAGTTAATATCGAGAAGATCGAAAAAAAGCGCAAGGTGACCCGAGCGAACTGATACCATTCCAGGAATATTACTGGACACTGAAGTATTCGTTTCCGGGCGACCCTGAGTTCAGCGTAAACAACTATTGGTTATTACCGTATGAGTACATCATAGGAGCCGTCAGGGCTGTAAATGAGATACGGTTCCAAAGGTTACATGAATACGAAAGGCCGTTTGCGATGTTAGCAGCACAGCAAGCGGAAATGAATCGCGATGCAAAGAAAAGGCGCAAACCGTTCGATTTGAATGATTTTTACTTATATGTAGACAGCAATACATCAGACATGCCAGATGGTATCTATGGTGCTGCGGCAAAACGGTTAATTGAACTGGGCAAATACCCGAGTTGGGCGTTGTTTGTGTACAACGACTTGAAAGTAAATGCAAAGAACTGTAAGGCACCAAGTGACGATGATCTAGTGCTGATGAATGACACAGCAGTCATACTAGCGCCCAAGGTTATCGATGGTACGTGTCACGGGATGTTGTTGGCGCTACGTGATGCGAGCAATCGTATCCTGGAGTTTTCTGATATCACGGGTGAAAACACTATGATACTGAGGATGCCATCCATCGAAGGCCAGGTCACGGCAAACGAGGACGCGCAACTCAGGATAATAGCCTAGTTAAGCTGCGTCTTTTTCTGGTGCCATTTGTGGTGACCAGTTACCATTAAGCCACTGTCCAATGCGCCATTCAGCGATTGGGCTGTAGAATGATTGCTGGCGGTACCACGTTTTCCAATCCTGGGAGGCCTTTGAGTGATTACAGGATACGCAAGCTGGTGTTATGTTATTGGTGCGATCTGGACCACCTCTGGATTTCGGCCTGATGTGATCTATTGTCAGACTCAGATCATCTATTGGCGGTTTGCCGCAATAAGCGCAACGATAATCCCATGCCCTTTTGATTGATTCTATCCATTGTTTGCGTGCCTCTTTGCGTGTTAAAGCAGACATGTTCGACAAATAATCAGATGGGTACTGGTACAATGGCAAATCAACGATGCCATTTAGCCGTCCATTCATTTGTGTTACTTGTCTGTGAAATACTTATCCGTTAATTGCAATACTGTATGGCAAGTGTCGATATAGCGGACCAAGTGAAGCTCTAGGTTAGCCATGGCTTGGTATTCGACTGTTGATATATGATTCCTAGCGATCAGTCGCCCGCAGGCCGATTACTGTTTATTTTTACCTGTTTTTCCTGTAATCTTTTTGCTAATTTTTCTCGTCTGAAATTTATCAATTGTGCCTGTTTTTCCAGCTCGGCGGACTGCTCTCGTGTTACTTCTACGACTTTAATAGAACCGTAATCTGTGACAATTGTGCCAACATCTAAATTGGTGCTATATTCTGCGGCGGCGGGGGAACTTAGTGGATCGGGGCAAGAAATTACCGGTTCCAGGTCAGCGGGAGTATCCATAAGTTAATAGCAACACAATAGTTAACCAATAATCCACTGCAGAACAGGAAACATAGAGCATCCCGATAGGTATATGCAGTGACGCAACAACTGGTAACATCACCAGAGGTGATATACGACACCTTGACTGGTGACAGTACTTTTATGAGCTATGTTGGGAGCTATGTGTTCACAAATAGCAACACAACTCTTGACTCCATCAGCATTTTAAGCCCCGGTCAGGACTTGCCACGTCTGAAATCAGTCAACGGCATGGAAGTAGTTATACATGACGTCGGTCCAATCAATCGAATTGATTACATAAGTGATGCATCGACCAGCCTGGTTACATGGAAGTGCTATTTAATAGCATGGGAAGGAGCAACTGGCGGCACACTGACAGCAGCAATGCGCCGCATGATTGAACTATTCAGTGGTGCGCGATCAATTGAAATTACGCCAGCCAGTATTGACGCAGTTGGATCGGAATTAAGAGCATTAACACAAATTTTGGTTACTATTCCTGAGAATTCTATTGTGATTCCACAATAGCACACCACTTAGTATTCCAAAATCAACAATTAACCACGTAATCGCCAGTAATCAAGCATATTTTGGAACTCTAGGGTAACGGGGTGGTACTGCCCCGGATTGTCCCTTCGCCCCGGATGATCTCCGGCAGGACCCTCTTGGCTAATTATAGTGCAGCTTTTGGGTACGATGTGTACATGGTACCCCTGGCCCTTTCCTCTGTTGACACGGCTTTCACCGGCGTTACTACCGGTATTGGCGCCAGCGGTGGTTTCATCGATCTTGGCACCAGCAATGCCAATGTCCTGGCAGCCAACAGTACCGTCGCTTATTCTGACGGTATCTTCACCGTTGAAGGCAGTGCATTCGCCATGGATGGCACTGATGAAATCGTGCGTCTGTATGGCCTGACCAATGCCAGCCTGGAGACTGATACGAACTCCGAGGATATCGTTACTTACGACTCTGAGACCAAAGGTTTCAACGTCAGTATCGCTACTTCCAAGACCTGGAGCGTTTCGCTATCTGGCGTGGCCGACTTCAAGGACGCTGGCTACCAGATCCTGCGTCTGACGGAACAGAATACGGTGGCAGACGGCCTGCGTGTGAAGTTCGTGCGTCGTGGCCCCACAGGCACCGAGGAGACGGTGTATGGCTATGGCACCCTCCAGGGTTACACGGAATCGATTGAAGCCGGTTCTATCGTGTCCTGGGAAGCAACCGTGCAGGGTTACGGCCCTTATCGCATCGACATCGATGCCAATGCGTGATATACAGGCCTGAGGTCAGTCTGTTTAATGGCCCTCCTAACGGGGGGCTTTTTATTGGTAAAATATCAGTTTATTTTGGCTTGATATCGGCACTATAAAACATAGGATTGTATAACTGCTGATGGCTGCCAACGATTCCATAGTCCTTGGCATAAAGACAGAGGATCGTGGTGCAGCGGCTGGGCTTATCCAGGCACTGGAAAAGGCGGGTCCAGAAGCGCGTGACGCATTACTTAATGCGCTTGGTGACAAAGCGGGAAAAAAGGCTAATCTTCAATTAGTAATCAAACCAGCCTTTGAGGGAGAGGACCTAGATAAGGTATTCAAGGGTTGGAATTATTCCCTTCAGGAAACTGGTTCATTACAAGACGAGCTAGCGAAGAAAGCGGAGCGCCTTCAAGGCGTAGAGAAGGGCAGCCTGACAAACCTCAGGGCGCTGGTAAACACATACAAACAGCAGCGAGACGCCCTATCGCCAACGTTAACTGCCACTGACAGCCTTGGCCGAAGGGTAAACATTGTAAACCAAGAGTGGGCGAATGCGAATGCCAAAGTAGAAAAATTCAGCCGCTTACTGAACATAGCTGGAGCGTCTAATTTCTGGGATCGCATTAAAGCGGAACTGAACCTGGGCCCACTACTGGCGGCCGGGCGTGCGGTAAGCGACCTGGTCAATACGTTCCAAAGTTTGTCTATTATATTTGGACAAGTACAGGGCGTATTTAATACTTTTATTGATTCCCTGGGCAGAGTACAGCAAGTTGACCTGCTGTTCAAAAGTATTGGCCAAGGACCAGCGGATGTTGCCACTGTTTTCAGCGATTCAACCAGGATTGCTCTGACATATGGCACCAGTCTTAATGTAATCCGAGAGGGCTTCGCCCAGTTAACGCCAGCCGTTGTTGCCGCCGGCGGCAATATCAACGATGTGTCTGGCATTGTGGCTGCTTTGTCAAGCAGATTTGCTGTTTTTGGACTTAGCGCTGACAAAACACAGCGCATAATGAATGGCGTCATCCAGGCCTTTGGTAAAGGCAAGCTGATGGCTGAAGAATTAAACCAGCAAATAGCAGAAGCCGACCCTGCGTTTCGCATTGACCTGGTAAATGCCTTAAACAAGCTAGATCCTAAGCTGAAATTAACCACAGCCGGCTTAGGCGAAATGGTGAAGAATGGGGAATTAACAAACGATGTGCTGCTCAAGGTGCTGCCTGCGATGGGGAAAACCTCGTCAACTTTTGGCGCCCTGGGCAACAGTGCACTTAGCGCGTCTGTTGCATTGCTCAGGAATGCAGTAACAGTTGAACAGGTTAAGAATCAAATCGCTACGCTGAATCAACTAAACCTGGAGAGTTTAGCTAATCTGTTTAAGCCGTTACTGGGCTCATTTCTGGCTATTCAAGCCGCCGTAACAGATTTCACTACCGACATATTAAAGCTAGAGGTAACCAAGACCCTGATATCGGTATTCAATAGCCTAGCTGTTATCATTGCTACCACCACTGTAGCCATCACGAAGCTGATAACAATTGTTGGATCCCTCCTTAACCCATTCTTGGGTGTAATAAATGTTGTCGATAGCTTACTTAGCAAGTTAATTGGCTTCAAGCCTATTGTAACTCTTATTGGCGTGGTTATCGCCGCAAATCTTGTCAGGACACTACTTACCGCTGCCCTTAGCTTCAAGGCCGTTACTCAATCGGCTCTATTGTTCGGCACTGTACTGAAATCGACCCTTGTTGGTGGCATAGCTGGCTTCAATGCTGCTGTAACTGGTCTGACAAATATACTCAAGGGCAACTTCCTTGACGGCCTCAAGGGGTTGGCCAATGGTATTGGCGGATTCAACTTCCAGCTTGGAAAGACGAAGGGTGCAGCCGGTGCGGCAAAGGGTGCAACCAATGAATTTTCTAACATACTGGGCGTTTTACCTGGGGCATTTGCTGATGCTGTTGCCGCCCAAGAAGCGCTTAGTAATAGCAGCGACAAACAAAGAAACAAACTAGGCCAGCAGGGTAAAGCTGCAGGTGCAGCAGCGCAGGCCACCAGTGCTGCTGCTAATGCCACCAGTGCTGCTGCTAATGCCACTGAGGGCGCCGCTGCCGCTGCTGGCTTAGGTGGTAAGGGCCTAGCTGCGTTGGGCGTTGCTGCCATTGTCGCAGGTGGCGCATGGCTTGCATATGAAAAAACCCTAAAGAGCTCCTGGGAGACGGGTGATACACTGAAGGAAGGCTTAAAATCAATAAACCAAGAACTGGCAAATCAAAAGACGGCACTAGAAAATACTGCCGATGGGGCGGAAACCTTTAAGCAGGATCTTCGAGAGTCTATCGCAGAAACCGATTCCTTAAAGAGGAATCTTTTTATTATTGCTGGAATTGTGATTCCTGGCTTCACGCTATTTAATAAAACCGATTCCGATACCATCTCCGACATAAGGAATAACATTGGTCAGGTAAAGACTCAACTAGAAGAAGTAGATGTTGAAGCCCGAAGAGTAACGACGGCTCTGAAGGATTACAACTCCGAGACCGCCGATGAGAGAGCGACGGCATTACTGAAAGCCAGGGTGGAAGCTCAGGTGAAATCATATGATGTTGTAATTCAAAAGCTGGGGCAACTCAGGGCCGAAAAACTGAAAGAAGCCAAATCCAGTGGAGGTGGACTCTCTCGGCAAGAAGCGGGCCAATTGATGTCATTATCCAAGCTGCTGGATGATGCTAAGGCCAAGAGAGAAGCGCTGAGAAAAGAAGCAGAAAACAAAGGAATAAACGTAAAGGTAAATGACAACGAATTAAAAATAGGCACTCAAAGTCTTGCGTTGCTACAGGAACGAATCAAGACCTTGAAGGCAACAAAAGCAGAGGCAACGATTGGAACAAAGGGCTACAAGGAGGCTGAGGCACAAATTAAAAGCCTGGAAGGCTTGCTGAAGCTACTTGAATCAGACCCAACCGAAGTCCGAATAAAAGTCAATTACGACATAAGTAAAGGGCAACTGGAATCTGCCGTAAGTCAAGCGCAGGCATTGGTTGAGCAATTCAAAGCTCGCCGGGATTTAATAGAATCAGGGTATGACATTCTAAAGGCTGAGATTGGAGCACGAATTACCGCCGCCAAGGATGAGTTAGATACATTGAAGGACCGAGAGGCCTCCTCGGGTGCAATAAAAGCAAAAGAAGAAGAAATTGAGGCACTCAAGAAACAGGCGGATAGTGTTGAACGTGCGGGGTTGGTCAATAGGCTGAACAGTCTTGGTCAATCGCAAAAACTAGAGCAAGAAGTGCTGCGGTTAAAGCAGCAGCAGGCCGCGCTAGATATTCAAAACAAAGTCCGCGAAGCAAATATTAAGTTAAATGAAGCTCAGCAAGTAATCAATCAAGCGGAAGCTGAGCGAAATAAAGCCGTCAACAGGGGTGTTTCGGGTGAAGCGCTTCAAGGTTATCAGCGTAATGTTGATTTAGCGAAAGAAAACTATGGCCTTCAGCTTGATATATTGAACGCCGAAAAATCAAGGCTGAATTCATTGCGGCAAACGCAATCAATAGAAACTGAAACACTGGGGATAAAGCAAAAAACCGAGGAGGCTACCTTAAGATCTAAGGTAGCACAACTTGACACAGCTAAAGCAACAGCTCAAACCGCAGTAGCGACGGGATTGATAAGTAGTGCCACCCAGGCAGTATCCAGTGGTTTTATTCAAGTCGGCGATCAGATAAAACAACTCCCTGCCTCGGTTCAGGCTGCTAGCTCCAGCATTCAAACAAGCGCCGCCACTGCTACTGCCGCTGTGCTGGGCTCTGCGGAAGCCTATAGCAGGGTTTCGGCCGGCGCGAATGCAGCGACCAGCGCTACTGCCGCTTTAGCCGGTAGCATTATATCATCCAACGACAGCGCAAGAAGCAGCATTGGCCAACTGGGAGATGACATTGGCGGGGTTGCTGGGGAAGCCGCTAGAGCCTCTTCCGGGTTCAGTGGTATCAGCAGTGCAGTCCAGGCTATTAACACTCAGCGTTTGGCTGAACTAAAAACCACTCTTTCGGACTCTAAGGAAGAAGCATCTAATGTTGCTGCAGAGCTTGCAAATACTGGTTCAGTCGGCGGTGCTCTGGCTTCGTCTATTCAGCCCTTTACTAACAGCATAAGCGCCACCAAGGATGCCACAAACATCCTGTCCGATTCAATATCTAAACTACCAACAGATGCTGCGGCCGGTCTTTCTGACTCATTCGAGGGAGCGGCAATCAGTGCAGGCCTGATAGCTAGTGCTGATATTGGTGGATCCGTTGGTGCAGCAACAAGAAACAGTAGCGTATTCAGGGACAGCATGTTAGGGGCCGAGGGGGCTGTCGATGGTATCAGATCAAAGTTACTAGAGCTTGATGGTTTAACAGTTAATGTCAAAGTTGGCGTTGAGGGTGGAGTGCCCGCAAGATGGGCTGGCGGTCCGGTATCGGCTGGGACAATGTATCGAGTAAACGAACTAGGAAAAGAATCGTTCCTGTCCGCTGGCGGCAGGTTGTCTGTTATCAACCGACCGGAAAACAGCACATGGAGACCGCCTACTTCTGGTACGATCATACCAGCACATCTGACTGCTGCGCTTGACATCCCACGAGGTGGAATCAAGTTGCCATCTGGCGCTTCTTCTCGTCTGCACAGGGCATCTCGTGCCACCGGCGGCAGTCGTAATGTCTCCGATGCCGTCAAGGCAATTGCCGTGAATATGGACACCGGTTACTTGGCACGGTCCCAGGCGACCCAAGCGCAGCAATTGGGCAAGCTAACCATGGCCATAAACGAATTAACAAGAAAGAACTGGAACGTTGATGTAAAAGTCAGGAATACTGGTAGTACAGCTTACTTGGACGCCTTAAACCAGAGACTGTAATGACCGTAACCATCTCCAGTCTGACCATAGATAAATTAACGGCGCAGCCATTTGGGTATGACGATCAAGGGGTTCTGGTAGGTCGCACTTCGCGCAAATTCAGCATAAACGGACTGGTTACGCCTAGTGAATGGTTGGATCTCGTAGATATTTACGATACTTGGCGCAACACCAGAATAGACGAACAGGATCCAGCCATCTCTGGTGTACTCGGTAGCACCGTTGGCTTCAGTGGTACCGGTCCAGGCGGTCAGACATGGACTGATATTGAATGCTGGTTTATCAGTGCGCCAAGTGCTGAGCAAGCGGGTGCATGGCTGTCTGTAAATGTCGAACTAGTAGACGCAGGGCAAGCCTTAGAAGTAATATTAAAGCAACAATTAGACGAGTCAGGGCAGAGCGAACTGAAGCCTGATTTTGGTACTATTACGCTTGGCTCTACGACTTTAACATTAACAAAACCGGTTGATACCTATGGTCCAGGTCCGACTCTGGAATTGACGGCCGCCGGTACTCATTACCTGTCTGGCCCTTTGACAGTATACAAAATAAAAGACGTCGAGGGAACTACAAATTTGGCAGGCTGGGATGATGTACGCAGTTGGTATGAAAGTCAAATTGTGGCAGTACCACTTACTGGCAGCTATTTTCCAATAAGTCCACCAACTGCGACGGCTGAGCGCAAGATAATCAGCGGAAGTCCGGCGGATATTTACACGGTGTCGATTCAACTTGGGCTGGTGATGTAACATGACTCTAGACATTAGAGCAACAGTAGAATGCAGCTTGGGTGAGGTGATCAGTGCTAGCCTGAGTGATGACTACATCCAGGGTAATGGATTGATCAAAACGCAAGGCAGTTGCCTGATAGACGGACTCATAACACCACCTGTCGGCACTGTTGTTACTTTTGATTACACAAAGGACGGTGTAACCAGGAGTATTCCGCGCAAAATGCGGGTGCTCAGCAGTTTTGCTGATCCGTATCGCAGGACGACAGAAGTACAAATGGGTTGTTTGCTGACGTTCCTGTCGGATGCGAGGGAACCAATCGAATGGAGCGCACTGAACGATCCAAGAAATAGCAATTATACCGAAGAAGACAAGAATATCATTGTGATACCAATAAGCGCAAGTTCTATTGCCTATAGGTGCCTAACGGGCCTGGAAATAGTTCCATTCAACGATCCTGGATTGACCAATAGCTTTAGTATCGAAACATTTGACTTCAGTTCAGGGTATGTCAACATCTTGAGCGATTTGCTGTATTCGGAGTCAAAATGCGGATACCTGAACATGAACGACGAATTGGTTATAATTGATTTATCTCAGGAAGGTGGCACCGGTCCACTGTTGTCCGAAGATAAGGTAATTGATATTGGCAGCATAAATTCCGGCGCAATTCCGGGCGAGGGCGTAATCGTAAAGTACAATACATTGAAACTGTTTAATTCAGCCGAATTAAAAACCGAGATAAACGAAGCTGGCCAGGAGGTTCCTGCAGAGACGCCAGACCCTTCAAGTAAAGTTCCCGAGGCGGAAGTACTTGCCGCGCAGGCAATTGCAAATGAAACAGCTCCAGAAACACTTACCACGGAAGTTAGGGACGCTTACCAAAGAATACTGGTAGCCAGAAATGAAGCTAACACAGAGGTGGGGGCTCCAGCCTTTGGTGTGTATAACTACAAGCAAAACCCTGGGACGTTGCAAGAATCAACGGTGACAATAGTCACAACGCATGCACCCATTACCGAAACAAGGAAAAATTATTCAGCAGTTCAAGTTAAAAATCAAAGCGACGGATCTATATCTTACGAAAACGAAAGGCAAACATATGAGCGAACTGTTTCGACAAATGTCCTGGGTATTACTGCCAGTTCGTTGTTTCAAAATATAGCCGATGTGGCTGCATCCGTAGGACTTGCTCCACCGAACTCTAATCTGGGTGGAGGTTCGCCAACTATTGTTCAAAAAACATTTGAGTATTTCGACAACGGCGACTCAGTAGAGAACGAAATTAAGTACCAGAGTTCAACTCATGTTGCTGCTGAGATGAACCTAGACTGGGCCTATCCAGTCACGAACGGATACGCGTATGTGAGTTTTGGCGCTGACATGATTCCCGTTGAACAGGTAACTACAGTGAAGAAAGTTACCGCTGGTATTGAGTCAACTTATACATATTATTACAGGCTATGGCATCAAACGATAAGTGGACAAATAGCTACAGCCATGGCTTCAAACTCTGGCAAAATCGACAACGCGCAGGCTGCGTCTAACTATTTCAACAGATCCGTGTATACCGCTGCTGGCGGCACTAGGCCGGGGGTTGTTTTTGACTATATGACCACCAGCATCAGCTACAAGAGCAGTTTCCCAACAGGTAATGTCACCAGAACCACCAGTGTACTTACCCGGTATGCCGCACCCGCTAATGTTACTAAGCCTGCAACGCTCGAGCCACCACCTGACCCAACCCCTGGGCTACCCTCACCTAGAAAGGAACGCAAAATAGGCTTTGCTGACAATGCAGCAACGTCAGCAGACTACAGGACAGAAGGTGTGTCGGAAATAGAATTTATTTCCGGCAACTATGGCGCAAAACGAATTACCGAATTCAGTATGCCATATGCCCCAGATGATAGATTCATAAAATCAGGTGATGAGTACTATTCGGTAAGTTCCGGGGCAGGCTCAAAAGCCAATACTTTTGGTCGCGTACAGAACAGATTATTGCTGGCAAATAGGTCGGGACTAAATGTAACAACAGTTCCAGAATTATTGCCAAACAACCCTTTTGATCCGATAATCATCGAAGCCAATGGTCTGTCGGCGATGTACAGATTAAATGGTACATCATGGTCTATTGACAGTAGCGGAGTTGTTGTCAGCAGCGATGGGCTATTCTGGGGCGCAGTGGGTGGAACAGGACAGTTCTGGTTCCCGGTTGCTCCTGGTATAACGTCACTTCCAAGCACGCCACCTGCTGTTGACGGGCAGGTAACCGTACCTTATGTTGCCCCTAGTTGGCTGGAAATTATATCAATTACAGCCTCAACTAGAACGAAAGTAGTCGTTACAAGATTTCAATACTCTTTGAATTTGCTGACCGAGGCAAGCGTACCAGTCCATACTGAGATTGTGGCCACTACAGTAATTGGGCTCAGGTTGGATTCTGTCCAAATCGGGCTTTCTGCTTTGCCTGTCACGGTAAATCATCCGATAAAAACCTCTGCAGTTCAAATTACCGTAACAGCACCACCGGTGACGACGCTGCATCCGGTAAAAGCTGGTGCAGTTCAAGTCACTCTAACGGCATTACCCCCGTTGGGCCCATAGAAAATTTGGAACCATAGATAAGCCGTTTCAACAAAATGTCGACCGTATCTCTATATAACCATACCAGCTCATATGTCATGGATCTTGACCTTGACGGATTCTCATATTATTTGATGCTATGCGCCAGCAGTACATTTGACGCAACTGATGCAACATTAGCTGATATAACAAAGACCGAGGTGGCAGACGGCAATGGCTACACGACGGGCGGACAAGAATTGATGAATAAAGCGATTACGACTGTAAATACGAACAACGCCAAGTTCCTGGCTGACGATGTTGAATGGCCAGTAACCAGCGGCAGCATAACCGCAGATAGTGCTATTCTGTACTACTCTAATGGAAATACCAACCCGCCACTGCTGCATATCGATTTTGGAGCATCGATTGAAGTTTCATCGGGAAGTTCATTCCTCATCGAATGGGATCCAGATGGAATAATTGTGCTGGATACACCGTAACGAGATTACAAAATATAGGAATTATAGCTAAGCAGTACAGGCGTTTCTTCTGTTGTTATTATGGCATTATCCGCATTGATTAGCACGAAAGAACTGCAAAGACAGGCGGAATTGTGCCTTGAGGGTAATACAGTCAATGTAATGTTATGCAATTCGAGTGGCAACAGCTTCACCGCAGAAAGCACTGTAGCCGACTGGCAAACGGCAGAAGTGACTGGGAGTGGCTACGTCAGGTTCAGTCAGACCGTGCAGGCCGGTAGCTACAACTCTGGATTGGCTTCTTACGTCATACCAAATATTGATGCTGCCTTTGAATGCGACACAACTCCGTTAAGTTACGATAGGATCATTATATATTTTACTGGTGAGACATATATCCACAGCATGCTTTCCGAAAACCCGACAATTTCGCTGACACCAGGTCAAGCGCAAACCTACCGCATCAGCCTAAGGCAGGACGACTGATGTCGTTAAATCTGAATATCAATGTTGACTTTGATGGCTTACTGGAATCAGCACGTCAACTGGTAAAAGCAAACAGGCAAAAAATAACCAGAAGGGATAATTCGACTGCGGTAAGGAATGCAGCCAGCACAACTATAGCAACAAAAAATAAAACACTGGGTCAGACTTACCCCGTAGCGCCACCCCCAGGATTTCCACCAACGCAAGCACCAACGCAATCACGCCCCAGCGTTAATACCGGCACACCCAGTACAATAAATACAAGCCTTCGAACCCAGACAACATCATCTGGGTCCATGGCAAATCAAAATATTGGCGCCCCCAAAAAAGATTTTTATCGCGGATCCAAAATAGGAGCAGGGCCTCGACGAGACGGCGAACTGGGATTCTTGCTGCCCTCTGGCCTGACATTTGACACTTCCATTCAGGGACCGTTTGCGCCCGTGTCAGGCTCGTCCAACGGGCTGTCACACACGGAACTAATGAGAGACGGGGCTTTTTTTGCCAGAGTGAAAGGATATACAAATAACTTTGTGACCAGCCAGGCGGTGGCCTGGGGTGATGGTTATCAACCGGATGGCGCTAACACCATTGTTGACGCACGTCCTCTTTATTCTAGCGATGGCGGCTACCAAGGCGGCTATTTGACCTACCCAAGGAATCCGCTGTCCAACCTGCCGGACGGTGAAGTCTCGTTTCTGTATTTACATCACTTAATTGCTGCGGGCAGCGCGATACGCACAAAGTGGACTGAATCCCAAGGCGGAGGCTTTCAATTAACTTATGCGTCTGGAGAACCGCTTAGATCAGTGCCAGGCAGCTCGAACAGCAAAGGCTTCACACTTGAATTTATTGTTAAACTCGCAGCCTCCGAGACGGGCGTCGGCTATTCCAGGGTCATTGCAAGTGTTTTCGCCTCTGACGAGTACGGTTACAACTCCGCAAATGCCTTCAGTATATCGTTCTATGTGGAGGCAATTGATCAACTTAACGATAACGGAGTTGGCACTACGTTTAATGGCTACATAATGGGTACAAAAAGCGATAAAAACTGGTATCGGAACGGTAGCTTTATTCATTTTGCCTTTGTTGTGAAATATGAAGGTCCCGTGTACACCACAGCTTACGTCAATGGAGAGCGAGTAACCAACATCAGTGACTCTATTACCTTCCCGCCTGATGAAATACAATATGGACGATCCAGATTTTTCAATATAGAATTATTTATGGACGATGCCAACAGAGTCCTCTCCAGCGGCTCGGGTGGCTCGATTACGACAGGTTACCCCGGCAAGTCAACCTTGAAAGCCTTGCGCTGGACGAACAAGATACTTTATACCGGAAACTCGTTCAACCCACCAACTGACCTTACATCCTTAGCGTAAGCCTAGCGACAGGCCCATTGAATCCAAGCACAAGCACGGATCAATTCTTACATTTAACAGGATAAGGCGCCTCGCTTGATCTGGTTGATATTTGCCAGGAAATTAGACCCACCAGCAAAATGCTTCACGACAGAAACTCTACTACGTCAGGTGCCATCAACACCTTAATCATGCAAGGAATAATATAGAGACTGATAATAGCTGGAGTTCAGTATGCCACTGCCAAACGATTACCAAAAAATTAATCTGTTGACCCAAAGTCAATTGCAAACAAAGGTAAACAGGTATATATTCAACCAACAGCAACTGAATAAAAAAACAGCGGCAGAAATCGCTAAAAGGTTCTAGTTCTTGGCATACTAGCGGGCACTAAATGGCGTGATGCCTGGTAACAATGCCCGAAGACAACAACAATGCACTTGAGACGAGTGTAGATAACACGGAAGAGCAGAAAGCGACGGAAGCCGCAGATGATCGCAGTTATTCCGAAGAAGAAGTTCAGAACCTGCTGAAGGCGCTGAAATCCGAACGTGAAACGCGCAAGATCTACGAGAAAGAGGTAAAAGAGAAAAGCGCCCAACTGGAGAAGTTTGCGCAAATCAACCCAGACGAATACCGCAAACTGCAGGAGGAAGCAGCTATCGCTGCGCGTGAAAAGGCTGCGGCCGATGAGCGCACGGCATTGCTGGAGGAAAAGTACGGCAAGCAGGCAGCGGAAGCTGTCCAGCAGCGAGATGGTGCCTACAAGGAACTGCTGGAGTTCCGTAAGCGTTATTCACTGGAGAAGGTATTCTTCTCCGCTGGCGGTCGCACCGATTCGGCAGATGGCGTGTCATTTTTTGACATGTTGGCCAATCAAATCGGTGGCCACTTCCGCCTGGAGCCCGACAACAGTATTACTGTTGTTGATTCCAACGGTGTACCGATCCTGGACAAGGAGTCCGGCCGTCGCATCAACCCTGAAGACTACCTGGGTGGATTCAAAACGCATCCAATCTATGGCACCTTCTTCAAGGGCTCCAAGGGGTCTGGTGCTGGTATCGGCTACGGCGGCACTGACATGAATGGCATGACCAGTGAAGACCTGAGTGCGCTTAGCAGTGATGAGCTGTTCCTGAAGGCATTTGGCTGATTCAAGCCTAAATATACACAATGGGTCAGCTTTTGCTGGCCCTTTTTTAATTTTTAGGTATCATAAGTTTGAGTACCCAGCCCTGAGTTGGTTGTGATGACCTATCGGGGAGGGTCTAGCGCTAATGGATGAGACATTCATGTAGCGATTTACCTTTCCTGTTTACGTTCATCTACCCCCATAGGAATCATGGCATTAACTCTTGCTGAAGCCAAGAAGCATTCTACTAACCCGCAGGAACTCGCGATTATCACCGAGCTTGCTGCTGGTCCCCTGCTGCAAAACCTGCCGTTCCGTGAAGTTCAGGGCAACGGTCTGTTCTGGAAGCGTGAGGAGTCCCTCGGCGACGTGGGTTTCCGTACGTTTAACGCTGGTTATACCGAAAGCTATGCCACCGTCAAGCAGCACAGCGAAGCGCTGAAGCTGTTCGGTGGTGACATCAAGGTTGACCGCGCTATCGTCGACCTGGAGGGCCCCGAGGCTCGCGCCTATCAGGTGCAAGCCAAGACCCGCGCAATGCGCCTGGCCTTCGAAGGCCTGTTCATCAACGGTGACTCCAACGCCAGTGGCGCTGAGTTCGATGGCCTGGCAAACCGCCTGCCCGCTGGCTCCAGCCAGTATATCGCCAACGGCGTTTCCCCCGCTGCTCTGGACACCGGCGCCCTGGACGAAGCTATTGACGCAGTGGATGCACAAGGTGGCACCAAGTACCTTGTGATGTCCAAGTCCGCTCGTCGTCATCTGAGCAAGGTGGCTCGCGCCAACGGTCAGATCGACATCGAGCGCAACGACTTCGGCTATCAGCAACTGTTCTACGGTGGCATTCCGGTGCTTGAACTGGATCGCGACCACCAGAACGTTGCTATCCTGGATAGCGACACCAGCGATCAGTCCATCTACGTGGTGGCCTTCGGCAACGATCTGCTGACCGGTCTGCAGAACGGCGGCCCTCAGGTGCGTGACCTTGGTGAAGCGACCGATTCGCCCACTCTGGTTACTCGCGTTGAATGGTATTGCGGACTTGCTTTAATCAATGGTAGGGCCGCTGCCCGTCTCGCCAACGTGGACGCTACTGCCTCGCTTGCGTCCTGATCTTACCGAAGCTTCCGGGGGCCGCAGGGCCCCTTTTTTTTGTCCAGTTACTTGATCCATGCGAAATATCGGTAGTCACTGGTGGCACTGTTTAGTTGTATGACAAATCCACAACTAGGAACACTAATCTGGTCGAGCCACGTAACGGAAAACTAACTGGAATGAACAAATTCAGTGATTTTATCGTCTTCTGATATCCTTAGGATTGTTTCCAGTGATCCGGTAATCCGGGTATCGGCACGCGTAAAAATAGTTGAAACCAAGCCTCCGATCGAGACTGTTGATAATACCATCATTTACATTGGGAAATATCCAACCACTTCAGATTTCGAAGCTACTTGGAATATTTGGATTGCTGATATTTCGAATGAACCGCTGGATATAATCCTGGCGCAACTACAAAAACTGCTGCCAGGATTTACTGTTACTGATAATGGCATCGTTATAAAGGCAACCGTAACAACGCTCAGGTCTGCAAATACTGAAACCGCACCAGTACCAGAAGTTAATCGCGAGCAAGGCCTGCTTGCTTTGCTGCAGGCAAGATTCGATGAGCTGAAGCAGTCAATAGAAGATCGGATGCTGATTGTTGGCCCCGGCAGGGCTGGCAAGGACGGGAAACCAGGTCGTGATGGCAAAGATGGCAAGAATGGTAAGGATGGCGCCAACGGCCAGGACTTAATTGCGACTGAAGCTGAACTGAATGACCTGAAAGACGTCTTCACCAGTGACGCCCAACGCGGTCAGTTCCTGATGTTTGATGGCGCCTCCTGGGTCGCTCGGTTCGTTCCGCAGATCATCCGAGCCGGTGGAGGCGGCGGTGGCACGGGCGGCGGAATTGAAGAAGCGCCCATTGACGGTAACTATTACGTCAGACAAGACGGCCAATGGGTCAACCTGATTGATGCGTTAGCTGGCCTTGGCAATATTGATGCTGGTGATTTCACGACTGGCCTAGCAGATACCAATAACTCCAGCCAGTTCGATGGTGGAGATTTCAGTCAATAACAGGAAAACTATTCTGATTCACGAAAAGTATGACCACGCCTTCGCCCAGAAATCCAATCAGAATTGCCCGTGGTCTGTATGCAGATCTGTTGGCATCTGTAGCGGATCTTTGGGAAGGTGAAATTTGTTTTGCGCAAGATCAAGATACGTTATATGTAAAAGAGAATGGCGCCCTGACACTGGCTTCTGGTGGCGTCAGTTCATCTTTGGTGCGTGAAATAATTGGCATTGACCAAACTGGCGAACCGATGGGTCACGCCAATCGCGCAGATAGCAACATTTCATTTGACAGCGGCGAGCGAGTATTTACAATTGAGCCGACCAGTGCATCATTTGACGTATGGTGTCGCGGCATCAAGCACACATACTTCAGCGAGCAAACTGTAACTATACCTGATGCGACTGGGCTGTATTATGTGTATTTTGATGAAAATGGTGACCTGCAATACCAGACATCATTTTTTGATCTGGAATACCAGGCGCCAACGGCTTACATTTACTGGAACGGCGATACAAACCAAGCTGTATATTTTGGCGATGAGCGTCACGGCATTGTGCTGGACTGGCAGACGCATGAATACCTGCACAGGACACGCGGTGCTGCGTTTGCAAGAGGGCTGGAGCTGGTAAGTTACACCGTAACTGGCGGCGGTGCAATAAATGCAGATGCGCAAGTCAGCCTGGAAAATGGAGTATTTTTTGATGAAGACATTGAAATAGATGTCACCCATTCCGCCGATCCTGTTCCTAATACATGGCAACAAGATTTACAGGGGCCCGCGCTGATCCCAGTCTTATGGAGAAATGCTACTTCGTGGACACTTGATGTCGCTTCTGAATATCCACTGAAGGCTGGTACCCTCAGGCCACAATATAACCTAGAGGGGATTGGTGGATCATGGAGCGCAGTTGATGTTGCTGCTAACAAATATGTCTGCGTATTTGTTATTGCTACAAACAACTTAAACCACCCTGTTGTCTGTATTCTTGGTCAGGAGCAGCACAACAACTTAGCTGCCGCTCAAACCGAGACCTGGTCTACGCTTAACCTGACGGGATTCCCTTCGCTTGAATTCAGACCATTATATCAACTGATCTATCAATGCGGTGCATACGGCAACGCAATCGCCGCCAGGCTCAGGGGTGTCTCTGATCTGCGTTACACGCAAGCAGGTATTTCAATTACCGGCCAGGTGGGTGCGACGGGTCCAGTGGGCGCTACCGGTGCTATCGGTGCCACTGGTGCAACAGGCATCGGAGAGACCGGTCCTACCGGCATCGAGGGACCAACAGGTATTACCGGACCCGTGGGCCCGACTGGGCCGATTGGCATTACCGGGCCAACTGGAGTGGATGGTCCGACTGGAGCAAGTGGCCCAACTGGACCGACTGGGCCCATTGGTGTCACTGGTGCTACTGGTGTGGTCGGTCCCAGCGGACCCACTGGGCCAACTGGCCCTACAGGCCCTATTGGTATCACTGGCGCCACTGGTATCGAAGGACCAAGCGGCCCCACCGGGCCTACGGGCCCCACGGGTCCAACTGGACCAATTGGAATTACTGGCGCCACTGGTGTAGTTGGCGTGTCCGGCGCCACCGGCATTGTCGGTCCCAGTGGTCCCACTGGCCCTACCGGTCCGATTGGCTCAACTGGCCCAACTGGTGTTGCTGGTATCAGCGCAAGTGGCAGAATTTGGTATTTTGCGCAAGCAGCTTCTGATATCAGTGGATATGAAACATTGCAGCCAGATTCGCCCGATTCGGCGCCGCAAGATGATATGACCGCTGTTGTCACTAGCTCCAGTGGTGAGGTACTGATCAATGAGTTTGCCACCGCCGTTGGTGACCCCGATCTCGAAGAACTGCCAACCGGTGAGTATGAGATTCGCTTTTGGGGCTATGTATCGAGCAACGATGGCGACACGCGGCTTGTGTTCCGTGTCTACAGACGTGCTACGAATGGCACCGAAACTCAGTTATTCTATTTGGATTCACCTGAGATTGATGCAACTGCAGCCAGTTACTATAATGAAATCCTGGTCAACACTCAGCCCAATGTAATCGACCCCAGCGACCGTATTGTAACAAAAGTATACGCAAAGACCACCAGCAGCAGCAATATAACTGCACACTTTGTGCATTCTGGTACAACGCCTAGCTCCTGGAGGACCGCTGTTACGTTGGGCTATGTGGGCCCCCAGGGCCCAACTGGTCCAACTGGCGTAGATGGACCGACTGGCCCTGTTGGCATTACTGGAGCGACTGGTCCAGGGGGCCCAACTGGTCCAACTGGCGTAGATGGACCGACTGGTCCTAGCGGAGCAATTGGCGTCTCTGGCGCGACCGGACCGACCGGCGTTGTTGGCGTAACTGGTGCTACAGGTGTCGTTGGCATTACCGGCGCCACTGGGGCTGTTGGTGTAACGGGCGCCACAGGGGTCGATGGAGTCACTGGAGCAACGGGTGTTGTTGGCGTAAGCGGTGCTACCGGTCCCACTGGCGTCATAGCGGATGGCAATAAAGGAGATATTACCATTTCAAGTAATGGTATGTTATTAACAGTTAATCCGGTCGTTTATGGCCGACTTCTTGCTGCCCAGTACGGTGCAGCAATGCCCTGACCCCCGCCTGTAGTCATCATGGCCGCAAACACCTCACCGATCTGGACGCTGACCCCCAACGTCTCAGGCGCTGACATCACAAACACGGTTGCAAACGTCAACACCAGCGCCCCCGGCACCATCGGGACCAACTGCTTCCTGGCGTTCACTTCCGGCGCAGACGGCTCCTATCTGCAAAAGATCCGCTTCTCCTTCGTTTCAACCACTGGTGTTATCTCTCCCGTCGCCACAACATTGCAGGTGTATTTGTCCACCATCAACACTGGTGCGACAACTTCAGCCAACACTGACTTGATCGCTCAAGTCCATGCCGCACCGCAAACAATTACGCTGGTCACAGCAGCACCATACCCGATTGAAATTCCTTTGAATTTTGCAATCCCGACCAGCAGGTACATCTTAGTAACCCAGTCCGTTGCTCAAACCACCAACGCCAACTGGCACGCAGTTGTAATCGGGGGTAACTACTAATGCTCAACCTATTTGACATTCCAAAAGCTCAAACAGGTTACTTGAGCGCTTTTCCGGGTTCTTCTTACACTACCAACGAGAACTGGCTGACTTGGGAGAAACCTGCCGGGATTAGCATGATTCACATCATGTGCATTGGCCCTGGTGGTGGTGGTAGCAGTGGATTTCCAAGCGCTACCAATACCGCCAGGGGAGGAGGCGGTGGTGGTGGAAGTGGCAGCGTTTCAACCACGCTAATTCCGGCCGCACTATTGCCTGATATTTTGTACGTTCAGCCTGGAGCTGGAGGAAGAGGAGGCGCGTCTTCAACAACTACCAGTAATGCTGGAGTAAATGGCTCGAACAGTATTGTCTCCATAGCTCCCATCAATACGGCTTTTTACAACGTTTGTGTCGGGAATAACGGAAGTCCGGGTGGCGCAGCAAGTGCAACAGTTGTCGGCGGCGGCGGCAGCGCGGGCAGCGCTATTACGGTAGCTGGTAGTTGCCGCATGGCCTCGCTAGGAATTTTTACTAGCTTCGCTGGACAGAATGGTGCTGCAGGCGGCGCAGTTGCTAACGGAGCAGGTGCCTCAATTACCTATCCCACAACCGGGATACTTTTATCTGGCGGTGCTGGAGGAGGTGGGGGTTCAACTGGCGCGGGCGGCGCTATCGCAGCGCCCTCCCTTCAATTTGATACTTTAATCCTTTTCACAGCATTATCAGGAGGCGCCGCTGGCGCAACCGCGGGCAACGGCTCTCCTGGGCACCGGCGACATACTCCCCTGCTGTCTTGTGGTGGAAGTGGCGGCGGCTCCAATAGCGGCAATGCGCTCGGCGGTCACGGCGGCACCGGCGGGCCTGGCTCCGGCGGTGGCGGTGGCGGCGCTGGTGGAACAACAGGCGGCGGTGGCGCGGGCGGCAACGGCGGCCCCGGCCTAGTGCTGATTCACTCGTGGTAAGCCGGAAAGCCTGATGCAAAAACTGCGGTGACAGCCAGTTACCGCAGTATAGTCGCCATCCGCTACACTGTAACCAGATTCAGACCAGCGCATGCGCTTACATTTGGTCGGCATATTCCACACCAAGCATAAAGCATCATTTAGCCACTGCGCCTTTACCGGTAAAGCGCTGCGCTTTCCCAAGATGATGCAAAAATATGGTCATCATGTCATTGAATACAGCAACGAAGGCAGTGAAAGCACGGCGGACGAACACGTGCAAATACTGAATGCCAGTGAGTTTGATGCACTGTATGGATCACGCAAGTCAACTGACTTTTATGGCGACGATGCCACTATAGGAAGCGCTGGACATACTGCTTTTGAATCTCGCCTGGTTGATGAACTCAGGGAACGCATTCAACCTCAGGACATCGTGTGTCATCCGTTTGGCCACGCCCACCAGCGCCTGATGGAAGAATTCCCCGATAACCAACATGTAGAAACCGGTATTGGATATCCGACGCTGATGCCATCCAGCTTCAGGATATTTGAAAGCTATGCCTGGATGCACTACCATCAGGGCAAGGAAAACAGAAATGGTCGCAACTATGAATGGGTTGTACCAAATTACTACGACTTGGATGATTGGGATCCGAACTACGAGCCTGGTCAATACTACGCGTTCTTGGGACGTATCACCAGCCTGAAGGGCATGGATACGTTGCGTGCCATGGCTGACTACCTGAGGTATCCAATCGTCCTGCACGGCCAAGGGAGCCCAGACAAGTGGGCTCATCCCAACATCGAATACAAAGGCCCCCTGAGTGGTCGTGCCCGCAGTAACTTCTTGGGTGGTGCCAGGGCGCTGCTTGCACCAACGGTATTTACTGAGCCATTTTGTGGCATGGCCGTTGAGGCAATGTTGTGTGGGACGCCTGTCATCTCAGTGGATTACGGGGCGATGACGGAAACCGTGCAGCCGGGGATGGGTTTCCGTTGTCACACCCTGCAGGACTGGTTGGAAGCAGCCGATGCGGTTGGCGACCTGGACAGGAAGTTTATCGCCGATACCGCCCGTGCCAAATACAGCCTGGAAGCGTGTGGTGCCAAATACGACAAAATCTTCAGGCAAATAAATGATCTGTATCGTAAGGGATGGTACGAAGTAAGTTATTTCAACTATACGGAAATCGAAACAGAAGAAAAGCCCTTTGCTGATCGCCTGGCGGCATGGATAAAAGAAAACATCGGTCCAGTCCATTGCCTGGATATTGGATGCGGTCCAGGGACGTATGTTCGCTCACTTCGTAATCTCGGATTGGAAGCCGTTGGTATTGATATCGATGAACGCGTCGACAGCATACCGCATCTGTATCGACGTAGCATGTTTGACAGCAAGGCGACGGCAGAATTGGTGCTATGTCTTGAGGTCGCCGAACATATTGACAAGGAACTATCGGCAGAGGTTGCTCGCTCTGTATGCGATAGCGTCAGGAGACCGGGTATCTTGATATGGTCTGCAGCCCACCCAGGTCAAGGCGGCGTCGGACATGTTAACTGCCAACCAAAGGAATTCTGGCAGGAACTGTTGGAAGCCAATGGTCTTGTGCGTGACGAAAAGCTTGAAACTGAAATGATCGAGTATTTATCAAACGGTTACCATATGGGATGGTTTGTTCAAAATGCAATGATATTCAAAAAGCCATAACTACTGGTTAGAATTGAAAGTAACTGGCTATACGGTAAACTAATCTAGTTGAAATATTTCTGTGGTTCCAGGTCGATACGATATTACAGTCCATCAAAGGGCAACCTTTGAGCGCCAAATCACTCTTGGTATCGACCTGAGTGGCCATGCTGTTTACGCACAGATCTGGGACTCACTAAAAAGACGAAAGAAAATAGCTGATTTTGAAATAACGATAACGAATGCCGCCACTGGTGAGTTTTTGATGGCACTAAGCTGGGAAGATACGACGCCACTCAGGAAAGGAGCTGTTTGGGATTTAATGGTTGAATACGCAGATAACAGCAGGGATTACTGGCTGGAAGGCTCTGTTTCCATTGATCCTGGTTTAACCGCTCCAGAGGATGCAGGCTGATGCCCGATATTACCGTACAAATTGTCACCAATGTCGCTGCTGTTGCAGTTGGCGCTGATGCCGTTGTTGAAACAGTAACGATTTCTGACGTTGGCCCGCAAGGCCCACAGGGTGCTTCTGGGCCCACTGGCGTACAGGGTGCAACCGGCGTGATGGGGTCTACTGGTGCCCAGGGGGCAACCGGCTCTGTCGGGCCTACCGGCGACGTGGGCGTGACCGGCGTTACTGGTGTCACCGGTGCCACTGGTATCACTGGAGCCACTGGTGTTACGGGTGACGCTGGCGCTACTGGCATAGCGGGAGTCACGGGTGCCACTGGTGTGGGAATCACAGGACCAACAGGTGCCACAGGTGTAGGAATAACAGGTGCCACAGGAGTTGTTGGAATTACGGGAGCAACAGGTGTTCAAGGTACTACAGGTGCTACAGGCGTCGCGGGTCCCACTGGTGCAACCGGCGTTGGCGTGACCGGAGCTACCGGCGTCGGCGTAACTGGTGCCACGGGTGTTGCTGGTGTTACTGGCGCTACGGGCGCTGTTGGTGCAACTGGCGTTGGTATGACCGGCGACCCAGGTGCCGACGCACTCTGGAACTTCCGGGGATCGTATAACGGTGGCCTGGACTACGCAGTCGGCGATGTTGCGACCTATGACGGGGAGACCTGGTACCGGATCAACGCCAATGGTGGCAACGTCGGTGACACGCCATCCGAGGGAACTTTCTGGACCAAGCTCGCGGCGCGTGGCCAAGATGGAGGAGGAGGTGGTGGTGGTGGTGGATCGCTAGGCTCCACAACCCTGTCTTATACCACGCCACTACTTGCTGCCGGGGACTACGATGACATCACCCTGGCGGGTGGCAATGTATTTAACCTGCTGGCGATTGGCGCATCTACGCCCGCATGGATTCGTGTTTACGGAACATCTACCGCTAGAGCTGCCGATACCAGAACCGCCCCTGGGGGAATTCCTCCTGGGTCGGGAAATGATTACTATGCCGAATTGGCAACTGTTGCATCCCCTCAAACCATCAGGTTTTCCCCGGTACCAGTGGTACAGGGAACATCTGGGAATGCTTATGTGCGGGTCAAAAACCTGGATGACTCTGCACAGGCAATAGAAATCGACTTTACTGTTCTGACTCTGGAATCCTGATCATGGCTGTTACCAAGCAAACCTACACGCTCTCGGCAGGCTGGACAGCCTCACAACTGACTGGTATTTACCGGTCGGCGTTCATCGACGCTGGGTTGATGACCGAGTGGTACGACTCATTCAACAACTCAAATAATTTTCCGGTCAGAGTACTGGAGGTGGATTACGACCCCACAAAGACCTACGGAAAAACCTACTACGTTTTTTACTTTGAGGGGACAACCTGGGTCGGGGTGTCTGTGTGCAGCGGGTGGGATGCAACCAACCATGTCCCCACTGGAACTCAGTCTCTCGATTACCACGTACTGCCCAACAGTGTTTATACCGTAGGCAGCCTTCTGTTTACTAGCAGGATCGAGCTTAACACGAACGCCGGAGCCGAGTTAAGGCTCGTTCGGTATACATCGGGTGCTGATGTTAACCAGAGTTGGTTTATGTTGTACCACTCAGGTACTTCTCGTAGCCGACCCTTTACCATACTGCATGCAAACACCTCGCTCTACTCTTGGCTGGATCTTAACAAGGGAATTGTCAGCGGATTTATCGAGTTGTATACCTTCGTCTCTAATAGGAGTGGATTCTTAAGCTTCAGGATGCCCGAGAACATACGCAGATCACTGCTTACGGGTTACGCACTAAGAGGAAGTCCCGGCAGTGGCAGCGGAAATGGTATTTTCCACAATATAAACTTTTATACCCACTCTTATGGCGCCCTGGGGTATCAGAATAACTCGGCAGGTCCTAACTATTCAAACATGGGTAGTGGTTATCTCGCCTGCACCCTCCTGCCCATAGGATTTTCCAGCACCAACCCAGCCTTTACCTCGGACTACGTCCCAATTTGCTCGGGGGTGCCGTGGTCGGCATTTGCATCGACCCCACTGGCTGCTGATTTTGGCATGTACATGCACTACGCCAATAACAATATCACCCTGCTTGATACATTTGTCGTCAGTTCGGGTGTCGAGGAATGGGAAACCGTAACCTATGAAAACAATGGCGCCGTTAATGACGGGGCCTCACCTGTGTTCCTGGCGAGGGTGGTGTGATGGCGATATTCAACATCTCCGGCCCATCCGTTAACCAGAATGTCTCAAACCAACTGACCGCAGTTTCTGTTAATGCGATCAGAGTCAAGACAATAAGTGCCTCGTTATCAACCAAGATAACAATGGGTGCCCCCCCTGAACTTCCCTTGGTCGGTCAGATCTGGCCCCTCGGATTAGTCTGATGGCACCATACACTCCACTTGTTGGCCAGATATACCCGCTAGGTCGCCCCCAAGCTCAACGTACAAACAGGTACAGGTTGGCGCTTGATCCTGGGTCGTATTCCCTGGTGGGTTCAAACCCTGCGGTGACAAGTGATGCCATAACACCAGATCCTTATTTTAGTTCAGTGGTATTACTGCTGGACATGGAAGGCCCTAATGGTAGCGGTACCTTCATAGACCGTAGTTCAGGGAACAAGACCGCAACACTTGTCGGCAGTCCGACTATTGTAAATACGCAAGCCAGACAGGGTGACACCAGCTTTTTTGCCAACGGTGGTCCCTACTTGGAATACAGTGGGTCCAGTGATTTTACTTTTCCTGGAGATTTTACAGTAGAGTGCTGGGTGTGGGGCAGCAGTCCGCAAGTGACTTCATATCCGACCGTCTTTGAACTTGGTTATTAC